CCATTTCTAGTTATATCATTATCAAGTGTTTCTTCAACTACTTCTATAAGTTGGTTTCTAGCAGAATCAATATTTGCTGTAGTTCCTTTAACAAATCCAACTATTATAAAATCAATAGTTCCTTGTGTTTTGCCTGTTCCAACAGCACCCATTCCGCTAGCTTCTCTAGTTTCTGTGCCACTTTGGATATACACACTAGGAAATTGAGGATCAGCTAATTCTTCTGGATCAAATGGCTCTCTAGTAATTTTTTTAAATGTAATAGGAGAACTAACAGCTGTAAGTTTAGTAATTATGTCACTAGCAATATCTTCTCGTTCACTCATCTTATACCAATACTTTTAAAAAATATATCTCTTATCTTATTTTCATCTTTTCGTCCAATAGCAAAAAATGGTCTAACAACTTTCTTTTTTCCTGCACCAAAAAAATCATGATAACTAGCTTTTCTATTTTCAGCTTGCCTTCTAAAAAATAATGTTGATTTATTTCTGTTAGCTTTAAAAGTTAAAGATCTAAACATTTGACCTGTGTCAGTTAAATCAACGAAACCTATTTGACGACCTCTTTTAGTTCTATCTTTTTTTGTGCTTTTAGCATAACCTTTAAAACGACCACCATCTGGTTTTTCACCTTTTTGCGTTTTTTCTGTAACCTGTTTAACAGCAAATGCTGAAACTTTATTTAAAGCAGTTTTAATATCTTTAGGTATAGTTTTTTGTAATCTTTTTAAATATTTTGTTACTTCTATTGTATTAGCTTTTATTTTAACTTCTGCGACCATTATCTAACAAGACGATTAGTATGCATAGCTTCTTTTTCACTATCAGAAACTGTTCCCCCTCCGTCTTCATCATATTCAACACCGTCTTTTAATACTTGGTTAAATTCTTCTTCAAATCTATCTCTATAAAATTCTATTTGTATTTGAAAAGAATCCATATCTCCTTGTTCTTTCCATTTAGTTAATTGTGGTAAAATATATTTCCACATTGCCATATAAACGACACTTTTTTTCCATTGAGCATCAGTAAGTTTACTGTCTGTCATTTCAACAGTAGTAATTTTTGTTATATCTTTGTATCTAACTTGATGTCTATATCGTTCCCACCAATCAGCTCTTATTCTTCTAAGAACATCATCTTCAGCAAATTGTAATTGCGTACCAAAATCCGTTATGCCAAACCCTAAAATATCAGGTTGAATAGCCTGTAAATCACTATTAGCTACACCGAATTGAGTTGTTGCCATTATTTTTTACTTTTCTTTTTTGGTTTAGGTTTATCTTCTACTAAACTATATCCTCTAAATTCCCAAACTTTTTGATTTATTTCCCAATCAGCATGTTTTCTTTTTATAGTTTTTTTACCATTCGTTAATTCAACAATTTTATCGTCCATAAAACCACTCTTTGTTATGTTTTTGTCTATCATATACTAAAGAGGGGGAAAAATCCCCCCTCAATATTAGTTAATTGGATTGATGAGTCTGCAATGACTTCAATACCATACGAATCATGTAATTCTCCGACACCATAAACTGCAGTAGCAACGATCTCATCTGCTCTTAGAGAAGCATCTCTTTGAGTTTCTAATTTAAGATCTTGCATCATAGCTAGTCCTAATGCGTCTTTGTGGAACATTCCGCCTTTGTAATCACCTGCTGTACCAGTGTTTGCCATATTACCTGTTTCAAATATTTTGATTCCTGCAATTTGACCAATAAAGCCACTACGCATAGCTTCATTTGAAATATCACTTGGTAGTCCTGCGAAAGTATTTGTAATTCCAGATTTTAGATCATACGCAACTTTTGGGTGTACTACACAATATGTTTCATCAACAGGCAATCCTGCCGCTCTAAGAGTTGATGCCGCATTAAAGATAGTTGCTGGCGATAACACCGCACTATCAGTACCTACTGCTGTTGAAAATCCGTCAAATAATGCCAATAAATCTTGGTCAATTTTTTTGGCAATAGCATTACCGAATAATTGTCCAATATCAGAAGCAACATTTCTTGACGCACTATTTCTAGCTAGATCAGTTAATGTAGTCATTACACCAACCTCAGATGCTGTAATAGTTACAGATGTAGGGTTGATTGCAGTGTTTGCTAAATCAGTAGCTTCCGCAACTGCTGCTGCTGAAACAGCCGCATAAATTGGAACTTCAACAGATTTACCGCCACCTGCGATAGTATAATTTTTCACTAAGTTTCTCATTATAGATTTCTCTTGAACAACAAACATAGCTTCAGCAATAATCTCGGTATATAGTTCCGAGACCGTGCTACTTGTAGTTTCATCAGCCATAGCTAATCTCCTTAAATTTTAGGTTAAATTTATGACAGTGGGTTTACTATCCCTTTCCTTTTTATATTCAGCATATCGCTTCCTATCTTCAGGATTTGTCATATCTAAGTCACCAATATTAAAGGCTTTGGCGGATACCCGAGCCACATTACCTTGACTTCCAGACCCACTAGGAGTTGCGCTTTGGAAGTGCGGATTTTGTGTTAAGAACTCTTCAACATATTCATCAACAGTCATGAGTTCTCCCTTTTTGTTATAACGAGGTTGATTATTATTTTCAAGTATTTCTACAGCGCCATTATCATTTAATTGCACATTAGCTTTTAATAATTGCACAACTTGATCTGGAACATTAGCTTTATGTTTACTTGCACTTGATAATAAACTGTCATTAATTTTTATTTTTTGTAATTCATTTTTTAAATTTGTTATTTCTGCATTAGATTTTTCAGCTTGTTGTTTCATTATTTCATCAAACTCTCCTCTTTTTTTCTTTTCATCTAACTCAAATTGTTCTTTTTGTTTGATTGCATTAACAGCACTATCTAAATCTTTAGTTCCTAATTTTTTATAAATTTTTTCTCGCTCTTGACCTATTCTAGTCCTTATAGCATCTTGCATTTGTTGTTCAGTATACGAATTTTCAACTACTTTATTTTCTTCAACTTTAGTTTCTTCTGCATTAGTTTCTGGTGCAGTTTCCAGAACAGTATTGTTTTGCTCGTCAGCCATATTTTACCCCTTTGTACAGTTTGGAGTGCACTATATTGCACCTATGTGATATCCTTTATATCCCAATCTTTATCAACAGGCAACCAAGTATGTCTGCAACGATAACCACCTCTTACTATGAATGGATCGCCACTAGATTTGCCACTCCAATTACCTGTCCAAATTGCTCTTATTTGTTTTTCGTTATAGGTATTACCAACATGCCTACGACAAAAATCTCTAGTAGTTTCGACTAATGTGCCTGTGTATTTAAAACTTTTTAACCCTGATGATTTTGCTTTGTAAACTGTAAATTGTCCATCAAATTGCATTACAGAATCATGTGCTATTTGTCCTGCGTAGGTTGACATTGATCTTCCTCTTACATCTACCTCGCCTGTTATTTTTGCTTTTATATCTTTCACCATTTCTCTAAATGGGCGACCTGCGATTGCGTTTGCATAAACATTACCAGATATTTCGCTTAGATATCTATTCGCTAAATCTTCAAAACCACTAAATGCTTGATTTTTTAATGCTGTTATAGTTTGTAAATCTATTTGAGTAAGTGATTTGAATTTATCTGGTATTTTTAACGCACCAAACTCTTTTATAAATTCATTAACAACTTTATCATAATCTCTAACTAGCTTATCAGAAACGAACAAATATGTTTCTTGTAAATGCCTTTTAATATCTTTGCGTAGTTCAATCGCTATTCGTGTATCTATTAATTCACTACCACCTGTTGCTCTTGAAATACTACTTAGTATTTCTTCTTCTAAATCTCGTAATGTGCTTTTTAATTGTGCTTCGTGTTGATCAGCTAATTGTTCTAATATTTCTTGTCTGCTCATACATATCCGTTATCGCCAACTTCTTATTGCCCAGTAAGCAGGACTAAGTGTTTTTTGCCCTTTAACTTTTTTTAATACTCCACCCATTCTTGCCATGAATGATCTTTTTCTCGCAGGAATATGTTTTTTAATACTCATAGTTTTACTACCGAAATTAACTTTTTTTACATTACCTGTTGATTTATCTTTAACAAAAACTTTAAATTTTTTAACATCGCCACGCATAATTTTATTTAGCTTGACTGTTCTGCCTTTATATTTGGCCATTATTCTTCTTGCGTTTCTTGTCCCTCAATACTTGGAGTAGAGAAACTGCCAATAGCATTTGTGCTACTATCTATTTCGTTATTAATTGTATTTATAGATTCATCATCATCAATAACTGCTGATACTATTTGTTTATCTATTTCTTTTGTAAAAGTGTCAGATTTTACACCACTTGCTTTTGCAATTTGTAACAACTGAATATCACTCGCCCAATCTCTAATATCAAATGTATCTGGGTATTCTATTTTACCGTCCCATGTTTGATTTTGCCACATAGCAAAACAATTCCAAATTGATTCTTCTGCATTTTCTAAATGATCTGCTTTTTCACTTAATCTCGCATTTAATAATTGGAACTCAGTTTGTAATGCGATACCACTTGCTATTTGGCCACTCGTTGAACGAACACTACCCATATGTGTTATTCTATCAATAGCTTGTATTTTTGTTTGTATGCTTTTCATTATACCATCTAAATTTTGCCCTGATGGTTGGATTATGTATGGTTTTAAGTTAGGCTCCATATCTTCTGGCATTTCTATAATTGAGCCTGCACCCGCAGAAGCATTTACATTTGGCGTTTTAACTAGTGAAGGGTGGTTTGCTAATCTAATTAATTGTTCTTTTTCTGAATAATCATTGTAGATAGACTGTTGTAATTCTGCAACATCTGATAAATCACTTATGCCTATTGGTCTTTTATGTGATCGTTGATTGTATAAATTAACTGCAGGAATTTTTCCTAAAGGATTAATCACTTCGTCTAACAACTTAACTTCTTTATTAGAAAAATCTTTTAAGTAATCTTTTACTTCATAAGTGCATATATCTTCTTCTGTGAATACTTTAACTATTGCTCTTTCTTGATTAACATCTTCTAATAAAACTAATAAATCTAAATAAAATCTACCACTACGAGCTCTTGAATAATGCCAATTAACAACATTCTCTGGAGTATAAATAGATATATATGGTCTTATATCTTGTTCTAATTCTTCTGCTCTTGTTTTTGTATTGACTTGTGGTTTATCTATTATTGCCCAACAATTACCATAAAT